TGGTCCATACCTAGTTGACGTTCAACATCCATTAGTTCAAGCATCATTGACTGTCCTGCTTGCATACCACTAGCTAGTACAGTACCTTGAGCTTTGATAGATTCAACTAATTTCTTTTGATCAGAAAACTGGGCTTCAGTAATTTTTTCATTTAATTTTAACTGATTAGCCAAGCTAGCTCTAGTAGCTTCTTGTTGGTTAATCTCAAGTTGTTTATTTAAAGCAGCTCTTGCAGATACTTGTGCATCTAAGGCAGCTTCAAATTCTTTACTCTTTCTTTGATCTTTATATGCTGAGATTTGTATTTCGTTTTGATACTGTAGTTTAGCCTGAGCATTAGATCTATCAACAGCGTTCTTTTGTGCTCGCCATTGTGCCATCTTTGCCTGTCTATCTGCAACTCCACTACCAACTGCCGAAACTCCAGCTAAAGCTAATGCGACGGTACACATAATTTAATAAACTCTATAAGAGGAACTCCTTTATAGACATTGTAGTTGATAAATTTAAAACCTAATAATTTAAGTAATTTAATATGAGCTTCATTCCGCATATCTGCTCGGTTGAATAAATAAGGATTGGGTAAACTATTTACCCAGCGTTTTGCCTCACGTACAAATGTATGTGGGTATTCTGTACTAGCATCAGTACATAACATCCATATAACATTATCGGGTGACACACCTGCCACTCCAGCAGCCTTGCCGTTGGGAACCTTAAAATATACACACTGATCATATGCAGAAGTGAAGTATGATTGAATCATCATAGCTTCAGCTGTCATACCTGTTGTTTCTTCTACCTCACGTCGGTCTTCCCAACGAAGGTTCAACCCTACACTTAGAGCTAACTCAGGAGTGCAGGGTTGTATGTATTTACCTACGTACATGTCTTTTGTGGTTATAAATGCCGTCCCAGGAACCTGAGATTAAAGCGGTGGAAAAGGGGTCTGGTATTTGTATTTGTAATCTATATTTTTCATTCTTCTTCTGAATAGGAACTCTAATTTCTTTCTGTAACTCTGAAGGTACCGAACCATAATTAGAAGAGTCTGTTGTCATCCCACTTTCATAATGAATATAATCATTCATATCATTATAAATTGAAGAGAGATGAAACTCCATTGGCCCTGACACACCCATATTAAAATTGATTGCTGATATTCTTAAATCAGCTTCAGTATCATAACGAGTTTGATCTAGAGCTAAATAAAGAGTAGGTAGTTCAATTATAGCAGTATATTTGTAACCACATACATAAGTCCATCCTGTTAGATTTGTATCTAGAAAAGTAGCTGTATTAGTAGAAACTGAATCTGCTTTCAACACAGTACCAGCAACAGGATTACCTGCTGTATCATTTCCTGTTAAAGCTACAAGATAAAATTCTGCAGAGGTTGGGTTATATGGTAAAGTAACTACACTTTTTTCTACATTAGTACCACCAGGGGCTGTATAAGCCATGCTTGTTGGTAATGTCATGCTATCTAAACATGCTTCAAACCATCTAGCAGTTTTTAATGAAGAACCCACATCTGCTGGTACGCCTCCTACAGCATAACTACGTGCTGAGGTTGTATCTGTTACATATTCATATTTATTTAAAATATAATCACCATTACTATGTAATGTTACAACATAATAATTACCACCTGCGTAGCACATATGCTGCATAGTACCTGTTAAAGTCCAACTATACCAAGCAGATTGATCTCTTTTTTCACCTGTATCAAAATACTTATAATGATATACTACACTTGTACCTTTTTTACCATAACTTACAATACCAATAGGTGTTGAATTAGCAGTTAACGTTATATCTTTTGGTACAAATTCAGGTACAACTCTAGTCTGTTCTATAGTTGCAGGTGGGATATCATCATCAAGAATTTTTGATTCAAAAACTCGGCTATAAGCAGACACATTGGAAACAAACATAACTGAAGTTCCCATGTCAACAGGTTTAACAAGATTATCATTTTCATAACTAGATACTTTCTTTAAACGTGCTGTCTTAGGACTAAATATATCTGATTCTGTGAATAATAAAAACTGCCCGTTATCACTAAATAACATTAAACCTTTATTGATAGGTAAAGTATGGTTTATAAAAGCGGGTTTAATATCAGAAACAGTAATATCAATAGGATTATCATCGCTTGTAGTAATAGCAGAAACAATAAAGAAGTTAAAATAATCACCAGGTCGGCTTAAAACAACTTGTTCATCAGCAATCAAACCTAATCTATTTCTATGAAAGAAAATATTTTGGATTTTTAAACCATTGAAACTTGGAAAAGGGTTAGAATTATTATCCCCTACTTGTCTATACTGCCAATAGTTATCAGTACCATCGTTAGTAGCTGTAGTTTCATCTAGTTTTTTAAATGTAAACGTACCGTTACGATTATTAACTAAAGCATGTGGCATAGTTGTGGGGTCTAACCCTTTCACCATAGCATCAGCAGCACTGGTTCCAGCAAAGTTATGGGGTTTTACACATTCTTCCCAACTACCAGCACCTTTAGAACCATTATCAGCTTCAAATTTTACATAATAATCATCACTGTTAATATCACTTGTATTAGAAATCTGAGTGATATAACCATGTTTACACATAGATGGTAATCGTGAAATATCCTGTGCTCTTTGACCAATGATGCTCATGTTTTCATTAATAGCACCACCTAAGAAGTTAACACTAGAAGCACTTGAACCAGTTAAGTATAAACCACTACCAATAACTTCAGCAGTTACATTAGATAAATTGCTATTACAAGAAACTTTTAAACCATTAAGTATTGTAGCCATACTCAACGTACCTTCATCAGGATTTCTTGGTGTTTTATGATAAGCAATACCAGACACACCTTCAAAGGTAGTTACTGGTTCTACGTTTTCAACAGAAACTCTATAATCTATACTTTCAACAGTAACATCAATATAACAAGCCTTAGCTTGTGCTTCAGTACCTCTGATTAAACCGCCATGCCTTAGTGTAGCAGTAGCAGTATAACGTGTTTGATAAATCTGAGTAAAACCTAAGAAGTCATCTGTGTTACCTGAAGTAGTACCAGTCTCATTACCTTGTTGATCTCTAGTACCATGAGTACCATTCTTCCAGTTATATTCTGTTTTGTCAACATAATGATTTGAGTTTACAAGTATATGACCTTCAATACCTGATGTTATATTAGCACCACCTACAGTTGCCCCTGTATCATCAACACCAGCAGCATCACCTGAGAAGGAAAACTGTGCTTGACCAGAATATCTAGCATCTGTATCAGTACTATCCCATGTATTACCATCATTACCTGTACCTCTATCTACCTTAAGTGATGTCACTCGGTAGTAAGTATTAGGTGCTGGGGCTGTACCATGATATAAAATATATTCAGTATTATATGCAATAGTCTCTAATCTTGCAAAAGCATAATCACCTGAATCTATAGGGTTAGCAGTATTACCTGTAGTACCTACAGTTTTCTGTGGATTACATATTAGAGTATAGTCTTGGATTGTTTGAATAGAATAAGATTGAGTTGCTCCAGCTAAATAAGCATAGATAGAATCACCTGAACTATTAGTTAGTGATAACTCTGTACCAGCTGCTTGTCCACTTTCTAAATCTACTAAAGCCCATATTCTTATCCATTTAGATAAATTAGCATCATAATCCCATCTAGCAGCATTGTCTGTTATATTAGATCCAGTACCTGTAGGTCCACCTGAACCTGCTGAAGCACCTGCTTGATCACAAACATATACTTTTCCGTTATCATTATGGACAGTATCACCTACTGCATAAGTAGTACTTGCTGTCCAATTTGCATGTGAAGTGATTTGTATTAAATATTTTTCATTCCCATCTCTTAAGATTTCATACCAATAACCACTGCTTGTTGCATTAGTTAGTTTTTTTACAAACTCCCCTGCGGGACGTTTCTTTAAACCAAAAGTAACATCAGGTGTAGCATTATCACACACCCTTAGCTGTCCAGGGAATTTAATTGTGTCTGGCTGTTGAGATACTCCACCTAGAAAGTTGGGGATGCGTTGATTAATTGCTGCCATTAGTTTCTACGTAGTACTTGGAATGGTTTATATACAGTGGTTGGGTTAGTGCGGTACTGATGATCATTGAAGATATTATAATCTCCTTGGTTAGAATCATACTCCATAGCTAAACCCCTCTGAAAAGCTTCATCTTGTGAAATAAGCTCTGCAGACTGCGGGTTGTTTACCATACGGTTAGAAGCGATTCTAGCGGCTCTCGCGGTTATATAGTCACGGAACACTTGTGGGCATTCCTCAAAGTCTACCATCCATACAATATCTACATAGATTTCTGGACCTATACTTGTAAATTCAAATTGATGTTCTATTAAATCATACAACTTCATGATACCATTATCACTTCTTCTTACTACATCATGTGCATCAGAATGTTTAAAATGATTAAGGTCTATTTGAAGTACATTGTTAGGTATAATACACTGATCATTTGTATCAAGTGTTATAGGGTATTCTGTTTCTGTATTGAATTTCCACCCTTCTGCTAACACTTCACGGCAGACTTGCCGAAGAGTTGACTGTGCAATAACCACTTCAGGGCTTTGTACGTTTAGTGTATTAACAGGTGACTCTCCAACACTCATCAATATAGAGTTGACTGCATCCAGTTCGGTGGACGCTCCATAAGATACGACTGCCATAAT